CCAGGGCAGCTGCAAAGCCCGCGAAACGGAGGATGTTCATTCGCTGGGCGGCATCCATCCCCAGAAAGGCGGTGAGCATTTCATGCGCTTTGTCGATTAGGTTTTGCAGCATCGGGTTCATGTCATCCCCCAATTGCTGGGTGAAGAGGACTGCCGTGTTCTTGAGGTTAATCAGCCGGGACTTGGTCGTGCTGTAACGTTTCCCGGCTTCAATGGTCAGTGCGTTGTTCTTATCCCAAGCAGCATTGGCTGTGACCTGGGTATCCCGGAACAACTGGGTCGCATTGGTTGCACGCATCAGGGTGTCCCTGAGCCTGACCTCGCTGATACCGATCTCTTGCAAGGTCGCAATCGCGCTGGCGCCCTCGTCATCCATCCTCGCCAGCCCGCCAATGAAGGCTTGGAAGGCTTCGGCAGGATTGCTGTCCCAGAGCTGCTTGAACTGCTGGGTGGTCAGGCCTGAGACGCTGGCGAAGTCCTTGAGCGCCTGACCGCCGGTCTCTGATGCGACCTCCATTTTGACCAGCGCTTTGGAAAAGGCTGAGCCACCCATCTGCGCTTCAATGCCTACGGCAGAGAGCGCTGTGGCAAAGCCCAGGATCTGTGCCTCGCTTAGGCCCACCTGGTGCCCAGCACCTGCCAGGCGCATGGACATCTCCAGGATTTGGGACTCAGTGGCCGCATAGTTGTTGCCCAGGTCGACCAGGGTTGAACCCAGGTTCTGGAACTCCGCCTGGTTCATGCCTGCGATGTTGGCAAACTTCGCCAGGGTCAGCGCCGCGTCATTGGCCACGATGTCTGTGCTGTTGCCCAGGTCGATCATGGTCCGGGCGAAGGTCATGAGGTGCTCATTGGAGATGCCCATCTGCCCTGCAACCGCGACGACCTCTGCGATATCTGTACTGGAGGAGGCGACCTGGGTGGACATCTCCTTGATGGACGCGGAGAGCGCTGCGAACTCTTCTTCAGTTGCGTTCACGGTCTTGCGAACAGAGGTGAAGGCGCTCTCATAGTCGATGGAGGACTTCAGAGCAGAGGTTCCCAGGGCGAGGATGGGGGTTGTCAACACCCGTGTCATCCCACGGCCTGCGGTTACCAGGGACTTTGAGATGTTCTCGCTCTTCTTGGCAAAGGCGATCAGTCCGTCCCCAGCCCGCGTCCAGGCGGACTGCTGGCGATACAGCTCCAGGGTCAGTTTCTTGAGCTCGGCCTCAGTCGCCTTGAGCTCGGCCTTGGCATTGTTGAGGTTGGTGGTGGCCTTGGAAACCGCGTCCGCGTTGTTCTGCAGCGTCTTGCTGTTGGACTTGATCTGGCCCTCCAGCAGCTTGACCTTGTCTGCAGCCTCCTTGCACTCCTGCTCAAAGCGGTCCAGGTTATTCTTGGCAGCGATGGTTGCTGAATCGCTGTTTCCAAGTGTTGACTGATAGGAGCGGTATTGCTGGGCTGCGCCTGCGACTGATTGTTGTAATTGGTTGTACTCCGCCTGTGCTGCCTCAAGCGCTGACTTCATCTTTTCCTGGCGCACATGTGAGTCCACCAGTTTCTGGTTGGCCTGGACCAGGGCGCGGGAGTACTGGTCCACTGCCTGGGTCTGTGACTTTTGCCTGGAGGACAGCAGGGATAGTTTGGACTCGGTGCCCTGCACACTCTTCTCAAACCCTGAAATGCCCGCACCTGAGAGACGAAAACTGCTCTCTGCTTCCCGGATTTGTTGGTTGATCGTGCGCAGGTTCCTGGAGAAGTTGTCGCTGTCCAGGGAGAGCGCTACTACCAACTCGCGCAGGACTTCGCTCATGAGGGCACCTCCAATGCTTGATTCCAGGGTGAAAAGAAAAGTTTTAGACTTTGAAGTCCAAAACTCTCGGGAAACAGAAGTTTTAGACTTTGAAGTCAAAAACTTTTGAAGTATCGGCCCAATCATCCGAGTATCTGCTCAAAACCTGCTTGCAATTAGGCAGATACTCGGAAAACTGATCATAAATCCACCAGAATTCAGTTTTAGCGTGTTGTTGAAACTGAAAGATGGTGCATGAACCGCTAATATTATGTTGTGAAATCATGCGTTCAGTTCACATCCTGCTTTCATTGCAGGGGTGAAAGGGGCAGGTATGGTGCAACAGGTCAACTCTAAAACTTGCACGGTGAAATCGTCAAAACTTGCATGGTGAAAATGCCGAAACTTGCACGGTGAGCTTTCGCAAACTTGTAAAGTGAGAGTGCCGAAATCTGTAAAGCAAAAATGCCGAAAGTTGTAAAGTGAAAGTGCAGAAAGTTGTAAAGCGAGAATGCCGGAACCTAAATAATTAAAGGATTAATTTGTATTAGGAAGCGACTTCGTCTCGGATTCAAGCGTTTGAAATTTTAGACTTTGAAGTCTAAAAAATCCTAAATTTGAAAGTTTTAGACTTTGAAGTCCAAAACTTCTTGACTTTGAAGGCTTGTTATCTTACCTTGGTAACAGAACCAGGAGGTGAGCACATGCCGAAGAATTACATCGGGCGACCCAACTACCTCAAGCAGTTATTGGCTTATCAGGATAGCGACCTGGTGAAGATCGTCACGGGCATCCGGCGCTGTGGCAAATCAACGCTCATGCTGCTGATGGTGGAAGAACTGCGAAAGCAAGGCATCTCCGAAAAGAACATCATCCACATGAACATGGAGTCTCTGCAGTATCACGACCTGCTGGACTACATGCCGTTCTATCAGCATATCAAGGAAAGCATCCAGTCCCCTGGCAAGCACTACCTCTTTTTTGATGAAATTCAAACCGTGACTGGCTGGGAGAAGGCCATTGAGTCCCTGCGCTTGGATCACGATGTGGACATCTACATCACCGGATCAAATGCATACTTCCTCTCTTCACAGCTGTCCACCTTGTTGGCGGGCAGGTATGTGGAGATTCAGATGCTGCCTTTATCTTTCAAGGAATTCCTGGACTTCCATGAATTTGAATCTGGTACATCCATGGAGGAGCGATTTGTACGCTTCCTGCAGATTGGTGGCATGCCAGTGCTGCGGCAGTTTGACTTCCATCTGCCAACCATCTACAACACCCTACAGGGCATCTATTCCACTGTCATTCTGCAAGATGTACTGCAATACAACGAAATCGGTGACCAAAGCCTCCTGCAGAAGGTGGTTGCTTTTCTAAGTGACAGCATTGGCAGCATCAACTCACCGTTCAGCATCGGTAAAGTGCTCTCCTCTGAAGGGGAGATTGCCACAGGCGTTAAGGGCAAGCCCGGTCAAACTGTTGCTGCCAAGACCGTGGATCGCTACATCTCCATGCTGGAGAATGCTTATATTTTCTACGGCGTCCAGCGTTATGACGTCAAAGGAAAGCAACTCCTAAAAACGCTGGAGAAGCACTACATTGTCGATTTGGGATTTCGGAACATGCTCCTGGGTTTGCGGGATGCAGACCGCGGTCATGCGCTGGAGAACGTCGTCTTCCTGGAGTTGATGCGCCGCCAGTATCGGGTGAACATTGGCAAAGTAGGAGACCAGGAGGTTGATTTCATCGCACAATCCCCACAACGGAAAATCTACATCCAGGTTGCTGAATCGTTGCTATCACCGGATGTCCGGGAGCGTGAGCTGCGCCCCCTCATGAACATCCCTGATCATCATGAGAAGATGGTGTTGTCCATGGACCGGAGTTTCGTCGAGTCCCAGGACGGGATCAAGATCATCAACTTGCTGGACTTCTTGCTAGATGATGATGATGATCATGCATGAGTAGTTCAAAATATAAGGAGAACGCTATGACAAAAGAACAAGAGATTATGGGCTTTCTGGAGGAGCGCGTTTTTCAACCTGTACTTGACTCCAAGACCGCATCCAAGAACCTAAAGAGTGGTGTAAACCTGACCAAGTACCGGATGAGCCAAAGAGACGCTGCTGGTATGATCCACTATTTCTGGTCAGCAGTCGTTGGGACTGAGCGCAGTGTTGGGTTTTCAAAGTTGATGAAGGATGAGGGCTTTGAACGTTTTGAGGAGGTCATTGACGAGTTTAGAGACCGTTTCAACGATCACTGGCTTAATTCTTAACCGACTGCGTTGGCCATACCTGATCAATGTACTTCACTTGAGGTTGAGACTTTTCTACCTCCCTGCTTGCATCCCAGGCGCGTACTTTCAGGAACCCGAGCATGTCCATCTGATCAATCTCGTTCATTCGCCAACCCGCCTTGAGCAGGATGTTGTAGGTTTCATAGATGTATTCCGGCAACGTCAGGGCTTGGGCGTGGTCTGCGCCAACAGTTCCTCTGCTTCCTGTGTCACCGGCTTGGTAGGGAAAGCATCCAATACCTCAGTGGTCTGGGACTGCACAGCCATGATGGCCAGGGCAATGTCGTGCATGAGGCGATCGGCAGGGTAAAGGTCATAGACATGATCAGGGTGAAACTGATTGCCAAAGAGGATGCAAAACCACTTGACCATGGTGTCCAGTGCCTCCTGAACTGTCAGTTTTTCATCGGATACATCCTTTCCTTCCACCGCTGCCTTGGACAAAGTGACCAGCTTCCCATACATCCGGGAGGCTGGTTCCATCTCTCGAAGTGCACGGCCGGAGATGAAGTCAACGCTATACTTCTTTTCACCCAGGGTGCAAGTAACCATTACAATCTCCTTTCCTTGTTAAGAACACAGGCAGCATGCCCACCTAGGTCATGCTGCCTGATTGCTAGGGGGTTACGGTGAACGTAGGCTCATACACCGTCGCTAAGAAGGTCTCGCCCATGGTGGCAGTGAAACCATTCTCGCCTTCATCGGCAATTGCCTGGTAGCGACCGTCCTTGGTGCGTTTGATGGCTGTCCATTCCACCTCGCCGTTTTGACGGTTAATGGTACCGCCTTCCTTGGTGGCGTAGTTTTCTGTCACAGGCTTGGCCCTGACCTTGTACAGCCAGACATAGCGGAACTTGTGGTTGGACTTCTCGGACATGAACCCAACAGCGAAGTAGGGTGGCTTGTCAGAAGCAGAGCGGATCAGGACGCCTTTATCATCAATCTGGTTGCCAAAGAGCATCTCCTGGATCTGCAGTGGGATGTCCGCCATCTTGGTCTTAAAGGAGAGCTCGGGGTCCGGGTAGAGAACATCAAACTCGATGTCATCCGCGTATTGAACATCCGGGTCCGCGTTCTCAGGGGTGATGGACGCCTCAATGGCGCCGGCCACGAGCTGGAGCGGACCATAGACAACAGCGGTCTGGTCGTCCGAGGTGAGCGGTGCAATAACCATGTTTTTTAAGCCCACCGTACTGGATACGACGGGCGATGCAGTAGCTGGCATAGCCAACCTCCTTATCGATTTGTGATTTCGTCGCGTAAAACGCGCTTTATTTCTTCAAAGGCCTCCGGCGCCTTCACATCAAAGGCGGGCCGTACAAAGGGATGCGCGGGTGCAGGCGCCGGACCTCCATGCCCGAACTCCACCGGGTTTGCATAAAACGCACCCTTTTCCTTGTGGTGTACGCCAATGGTGATCCGCTTCCCACCGCCCTGACGCTTCTTCACGCTCCCGGTGTGGATCGAGCTATGCAGATCACCGGAGATGATCTTGGGATCCCTTGACGCGT